TAGGAAGAGATCAAAGTAAAATGCCAGTTGTAAGGTTAAATACTTGGAAAAGTACTTCTGGTGAAATTAAAAAAGGCGCGCCAGAAAGAGTTTCTGAAATATCAGATGCAGAAAACGATTTTGATTCACATTTTGAATCATCTTACGGTCAATACAAAATTACTTCTAATCCTGGTTCTATATCAACTTCATTAAGTGGTCCTTCAGGGCATGGAGTAAGTTATGTTGTTGATTCTTCACCAGCTGGTGGAAACACTGCAGTTAATCGTAGAGGCGTTCATATGTGGGACAAATCTACCTCTAGGCCACCAGTTAACCCCGTAATTAAGTCTAATCCAAAAGTAGAAAACAAACCACAAGCAGAACCTAAAAAAATAAGCAATGAGATGTTTGGTAGACAGGTTCATGCCGACCACGAAATTTATCAAGGACATGCGTAATGATTAACTTTTCAAATTTTCTCCTAGAAGATATAGAAGAACAAGGGAAAAAACTAAAGCATCTTACTCACCTTGAAGACATGGTTATTCATGGCGGTCATGAGGGTGTAGGTATTGCTGCTCAACATTTAGAAGATGTGCATAACAAGTTGCTTGGCAGAAATAATTCTACCATGGTAACCACAAAATATGATGGTTCGCCATCAATTGTATTTGGAACACATCCAGAAACTGGTAAGTTTTTCGTTGCTTCTAAGTCTGCTTTCAATAAAGATCCTAAGATAAACTACACTCCTGAAGATATCGAACGTAATCACGGTCATGCTCCTGGATTGGTCGAGAAACTAAAAGGTGCACTAGATCACCTACCTAAAATCATGCCAAGAAATGGTGGCGTTTATCAAGGTGACTTGATGTACACCAAGGGTGATGTAACAGAAAAAAATGGTATGCGCAGTGTTACACCTAATACTATCACTTACTCAGCGCCAAATGACAGTGAACATGGCTCTCAAATGAAAAATGCTGAGCTTGGTGTTGTGGTACATACCAAGTATTCCGGTGGTAAAAAGTTAGAGTCTATGGGTGCTTCTGCTTTAGATGAAAAGTCTAGAAATACTTTTAGAAATCATCCGGATGTCCATAACATTGACCCAACAATTGACGTCAATCCGCAAAACTATACTGCTGAAGAGCAGCAAGCTTTCTTGAATCATTCTGCTAATGTAAGAAAAGCATATTCTGGTATGAAGCCTGAAGCTATGGATGCTATTGAGGGGCATGGTCCTGGATTAGAAATGCATGTTAACAAAATGGTGCGCGAGGGTGGTAAACCATCAATTGAAGGTTATCTTGCTGATTTAGCTGAAAAGTCTAAAAAAGAAGTTGATAAGGTTAAAACTCCTGCAGCAAAAGAAAAGAAAATCCAAGACCATGCCAAATTGGTAAAACAAATTACTGATAATTTACCACACTTTAAGAAAGCATTAGAGGTTCATGGCCATTTACAAGCTGCCAAGAATGTATTGACTAATGTAATGGCTAAAAATAACCCTTTTATGCACTCTATCGGTGGAGAGGCTACTGGTCCAGAAGGCGGTGTTGCTGTTGATAAGAAAGGTAACATGACTAAGTTTGTTGACCGTGAAGAGTTTTCTAGGCAAAATTTCCTTAAAGGAAAACAAAGTCAACTAGCTAAAGAGAGACAAGCCATGGCGGAATCTTTAGATGAAGCCAAAGTTATTTCTTTTGTTCGAATGAATCCAATCCATCAAGGTCATGGTCTTGTTGTTAAAAAGGTAGCTGATGAAGCAAAGCGTAACAATGCAGATCATGAGATAATACTTTCTCACAGCCATGATCCAAAGAAAAATCCATTAACTGCAGAGCAAAAATTAAAGCATGCTAGAAGTGCTTTTCCTGGGGTAAATTTTAGTACATCTTCACCAGCACAACCTAACTTACTTCACCATTTGAGCAGAGCATATAATGAAGGGCACAGAGAAGTAACTATTGTAGGTGGGTCTGATAGAGACGCGATGGGAGAAATGGCTAAGAAATATAATGGCGTAAAAGGACCACATGGTTTCTATGACATGAAACTTAACTTTGCTCAAGCTGGAGGCGCAAGAGATGAGAGTGAAAGCGTTGCTGGTTATTCAGCCTCTAAAATGAGAGATGCTGCTAAGAGTAAAAACGTAGGCGCATTTAAGTCTATGGCTCCATCTTCAATGAGTGATAGAAACAAAACTGCTATGTACAATGATGTTAGAAAAGGCATGAAGTTAAATGAAACAACAACAGCAGCTGTTGGTGGTTTAGGGTTTAACAGCGGTAATCCTGCTGCAACAAATGACGAACTTGCCAGATATGCAGACACTAATGCCGTAGCATCAGATCAAACAGGTCAATCTTTATCAAAAGAACTAAGTAATAGTCAGAACAAATTATCTAAAATTATTGGTTTCAAAGAGTACCAACCAAAAATGAGTAGAGAAAAAGCTCTTACTTATTGGGACTATGACGAAAATGGTAATCCTTTATTAATAGACGCGCTTAAAAGAAGAGCAAAGTAAACATGGCACAATTTCGTAAAGATACTCACCAATATTTAAAAGATGGAACAACAATATTTGAAGTTGTCATGCTTGCAGATCAATATGGCAACTTGGTAGGTCCATCAAATCCTACAGGTATGGCTGTTGACGCATTTGGTCGTTCAAGAGTTTCACAACCACTAACGTTGTTTGATTCTTCACATCGTTATAAAGACAACGGTTTATGGTCAACATCAAACTCAGCCGGAACAACATATAATTTTAATGCTAATGCAGGGTTGATTGAACTCAATTTACCGACAACTTCTGGTGCTGAAATTATTAGAGAAACAACCAAGGTGTTTTCGTATCAGCCTGGTAAGTCATTGCAGATATTAAACACAGTTGTTATGTCACCACCAAAGGCAAACCTAAGACAAAGAGTTGGTTACTTTGGTAATAACAACGGTATCTATTTGGAAGCTAATGGCACCAATATTGCGTTTGTTGAACGTTCATATTCAAACGGTAATGTAGTCGAAATAAGAGCAGAACAGGCAAATTGGAACATTGATACTCTACTAGGCAACGTTGCATCTAGTCCTTCTAAAGCAACATTGGATATGTCAAAGGCGCAGATCGTATTCCATGATATTGAATGGTTGGGTCTTGGTTCAGTTCGTTGTGGTTTTGTTATTGATGGTAAGTTAATTCATTGCCACTCTTTTCACCATGCAAATTACATTACATCTACTTACATGACGACTGCTTCACTTCCTGTTCGTTACGAAATTAGAAACACAGGAACAACTGCTAATAGCAGCTTAATGAAACAAGTCTGCTCATCTGTAATCTCTGAAGGTGGATACGAACTTAGAGGTTCGCAGCAAGCAATAGGTACTCCAATAACTGCGGCACGTAGTTTGGCTACAGCAGGAACATTTTACCCAATTGTTTCATTAAGACTAAAAGCAACCTCACTAGATGCTGTAGTAATTCTTACTGCATTATCTTGTATCGCTGACACAGCAAGTAACTTCAACTGGCAGGTAAGAGCAAGCACCACTACAACAGGCGGAACATGGGTAAGTGCAGGTGATGATAGTGCTGTTGAATATAACATAACAGGCACTGGCACTTCAGGTGGCAGAACCCTTGCATCTGGTTACTTTACATCAACGGCAAGCACCAGCGCGTCTGTGGATATTCTCAAAGAAGCACTATTTAAATTTCAGCTAGAAAGAAACAGTTTTACGGGAACGCCGTTTGAAATCTCTCTTGTGTTGGCAGCCAAAACTAATGGTGAGAGTGTCTACGGATCTATGGACTGGGAAGAAGTTTCAAGATAAGTTTTATTATAAATAATAGTAAACCGCGATAAGGCTATCGGCAAACTCGCATAAACATAAACGGATAAGCCTAAAGGGAAACTCCGATGGTAGAATTGAATGATAAGCAGAAACTAGCTTTGTACAAGAAGTCACAAAGCTCTGGATACTCGATTGCGGTTTTAGAACAGATCTACCTTCGCGGCTACAACCTTTGGAACGAATCGTTCACAGGCAACCCTGAACAGTTTGGTTTTGACCGAGTTAACTCCTTCATAGCTGGTGGATACGCCACCGAATTAGACGCTGACCTTTTAGAGGGCGGAAAGGGTTTATGGGCTAATATCCACGCCAAGCGTGCCAGAATCAAGGCTGGTTCTGGTGAAAAAATGAGGAAGCCAGGATCAAAGGGTGCTCCAACTAGAGAGCAAATTAAATCAGCACAAAATGAAGAATATGAGCTAGACGAATCAGAGTCAGCCTTAGCAAAGAAGGCTGCTGCTTCAGGAGTTTCTTTAGGAACATTGAAGAAAGTGTATTCTAGAGGCGTCGCTGCTTGGAGAACTGGTCATCGTCCAGGAACTACACCACAGCAGTGGGGTATGGCTCGTGTGAATTCATATATTACTAAAGGCAAAGGCACATATCACGGCGCTGATAAAGATTTAAGAGAAGAAAAACTGCCTGAAGTTCCAAAAGATAAAGAAACTGGTTTGCCAAAGAAGTACACGACTGGTCAAAAAGGAACAGACAAAGCACGTGCTGCACACTTTGCAAAAGGTAGAGAAAAGCATTGGGATGACCCTTCTGCTTACGGAAAAGCTCCAGGTGATGCAACCGCTAAAACAAGAGAGTCAAAACACACAAAGAAATATCGTCAAATGTATGGTGACGAGTACACTGGTGCAGAAAAAGTTTCCAAAAACAAAAATAACCCATCATCAAGATTTGATGGTACAACTTCATTAACAAACGTCTATAAGGGCGATACTCCAGGTCAAATGAAAAAATCAACCCTACAAACTATTAAAAAAGTTATAGCTGAAGCCACTTACAAGGGTAAGACAGTTCCTCTCAACAAGCCAATGAAGGGCGACGTTAAGAAGTCTAAGGTTTATGTTGATCCGGACGGCGATGGCAAGGCACAAAAGGTAAACTTTGGTAGCAAGACAATGTCTATCAAGAAGCATATTAAGAGCAACAAAGACTCATATTGCGCTCGTTCAGGCGGTCAAGGTAATTTAACTAATACAACAAGCGCCAACTATTGGTCTCGTAAAGCTTGGGATTGCTAAATGAAAAGTTTCAAGCAATTTTTTAAAGAAGATATGCCAGCGAAAGGTTTCGTTTCTAACGATAAGAAAGAAACTAAGTCGAAATTAAACACATTAGATTATGACTTAGCTAATTTTCCTTTTTCGCCCTTTTCTTCAGATAGTTATCAAAAAGGAGTAGATAATTCTATTAGACCTTATGCTGCATATACATGGGGATTTGGCGCAAAGCCAGCTTCTAGCCAACAAGAACTTGATTGGGAACAAGCTAATCGCGAGAAACAAGAAATAAAAAAGCAAAAAACTTCTCTTCCTGGAACGGTTGATGTTGAAAGAAGTAGTAAGGGCAATCTTTTGCCACCAAAGAACAATACTACGATTTACAAGAAACCTAAAAATGATTTGATTTCTATGAGAGGAGATTAATATGGCTAAAGAAAAGAATAATACACTAGCAGATTCGTTGAAAGTGGTTCTAGCAGATACTTTTGCGTTCTATCTTAAAGCACACAACTATCATTGGAATGTTGAGGGTGAAAACTTTAACGACTATCACGCATTCTTCGCTACTTTGTATAATGAAGCATGGTTAGCAACAGACTTGGTTGCTGAACACATCCGTACACTAGATGAATATGCACCAGCATCTTTCGGTCGTTTTTACCAGTTAGCAACTATTTCAGACGAAGTAAATATCCCAACCGCTATAAACATGGTCCGTAAACTTGAAGAAGACAATAAGAAAGTTTTAGCTTCTTTGACAACTGCTCACGAGCAAGCTGAAAAAGCAAATAAGATTGGTATAGTAAATTTTATAGAAGAGCGCATCGACATCCATGAAAAACATGGTTGGATGTTAAGAGCTATAGCAAAAGGTAAAAGCTAATGGATAAGAAATACACAAGCTTAGAGCATGCTATTAGAAATATAGTAAAAGAATCTATTGGTATTTCTGGAAAAGATAAACCAGAAGGAACTCCACGTTCTTTTCTAAAGCCAGTTGGTGTTATTTCTCCACCAAAGGGAGAAGAACATCCTGGAACTAAGAAAACAGCAACAATTTTAGCTCAACGTGGCGAAGATAAAGTTCAACATGGTTTGAAGAGTGAAGAAAATATAGAAGAACAAACAAAAAAGAAAGAAGAAGAGGAAGGAGAATCTTGGGATCCTGCCTCAGAAACAACTACTAAAAAGAAAAGCGATAAAGATAAAGTCGTTGGTGGTAATTTACCTGCAGGTATGAAACCTACTGGCGAAATTACTAGCAGAGAACCATTACCTACAGAAAAACTTTCTTCAGCAATTGAAAAAATTTATGGTGGTGGAAAAGAAGCAAGAGAAAGAGTTGAAAAGATAGGTAAGGCTGCCAGCGCATTAACTTTTGGAGCAACTGATATTGCTGGAAGTTATATGGATGCTAGAGAATTAGCTAAAAGAGGCGAAGGTCTAAAAGCAGCAAAAGAA